CCATACGATATTATGATAAAATTTCACACACCAAAACATATAGAGGCATTAATCGAGACGGGCTTCTTGCTTCCTCCATTTATATCGCTTGTAGCTGTAATAATAATCCAAGAACATCCAAAGAAATTGCTACCATATTTAAATTAGACAATACAAGTGCTACGCGTGGGTGTAAAAATGCGTTAAGTATTTTAAATGATATCGAGAAAGAAGATGAGGAAAAAACCGTATTACATAACACAAAACCCTCTTCCTTTATCAATCGGTATTGTAGTAAGTTAGGCATTAACCAGGAACTGACCACTCTGTGTTTGTTTATTGCGAATGTAGTAGAGACGCAAAAGGTGATTCCTGAAAATACTCCTCATTCGATATCCGCAGGTATCGTCTATTTTGTATGTCAAAAATGTAATCTGAACATTTCCAAAAAGTCTATTCATACCATAAGCAAAATTAGCGAGGTTACTATCAACAAGTGCTTTAAGAAACTTGAAACACACGAACACAAATTAATACCGGAAGTTATTAAAAATAAATATATGAATATAACTTAATGATTTCTACTGTTTTTATTGTTCCTTATCGTAATAGAGAACGTCAGAAACATTTTTTTGATTATTATATCAAATATTTATTGGAGGATATGGATCCGTCTACTTATGAAATTGTGTTTGCTCATCAAAAAAATGATTTACCTTTTAATCGCGGAGCTGTAAAAAATATAGGATTTTTATATGCGAAAGAAAAATATCCCCATTATAAAGATATTGTATTTGTATTCAATGATGTAGATACATTACCTTATAAAAAGGGTTTGTTGGACTATTCATTAAAAGAAAATGAAGTAAAACATTATTATGGTTTTGATTATTGTCTTGGTGGTATGGTCGCGATCAGAGGAAGTGATTTTGAGAGAGTAAACGGATACCCATCTTTCTGGAATTGGGGATGGGAAGATACAGTTCTTTATGAAAGAGTGATATCCAATCATATTCGCATCAATCGAGAACAATTTTATGAATATGGGGACAGTTCAATTCTTCACTTGATCGATGGTGTATCTAAGACTGTATCCATGAAAACGTATGACATGTATCGTAATAGACTTATTACAGATGGACTCACCACCTTATCCAATGTAACCTATGAAAAGAATGAAATGCTTGATATTCAAACATTTCAATGTAGTTATTCTCCGGTAGATCATACGCTCAAAGAACTTGTCATGAAAAAACCTGAACCAAAAAAGACCCAGCCCATACCTAAACGGTTCAATTTACTTTATCGTTGATCGATGAAATCGCGTAAAGACTTGAATATACCTTGATTCACTGTGATGGGTTCAGGTTCCTTTTTTACAATACCTAGATATTGTTTAATCGCAACATCTAATGTTTTGTTACGTTGTATAGATTCTATGGCTTCTTCCTTGGTATAATTTGTTTGTCTCATGAGACAGTCGATGATACGATCATCTATATCCGACATAAAAGAATAGTTATTATTTCTTTATATGCGTATCTCAAAAGTATGGTCTAAACGTAGCTAAGTGAAATTGTTGAAAATATATAAATATAATTATGTGTAGTTATAATATGGAGTCTGTAAATGAATATAAATTGTCGAAGAAATGGAGCTTTTATATTCATTTACAAAATACTTCGGACTGGACCTTCGAGAGCTATTATAAGATCATGGATATTCGAACGATCTATGATTCGATACATATGATCCAAGAAGTATCTTTTGAAATTATTAAGAAGACGATACTCTTTGTTATGCGAGACAACATAAAACCTATGTGGGAAGACGAGTTGAATCGAGAAGGAGGTGGATTCTCTTTTCGTGTATATAACAAGCATGTAGAAAAAGTATGGAAGACCTTGTTTTATCGTCTCATGGGAAACACTCTAACCACAAATGCGGCTGTTGCGGAGAATATAACAGGGATTAGCTTGTCTCCGAAGAAATCTTTTTGTATCCTAAAAATATGGATGAAAACATGTGATTTTATAAATCATAACGTGTTTACAGAAATAGAAGATTTAGACATGAAAGGATGTCTGTTTAAGAAACATGGGAATGAATAAAATTGATGATTCGACTAACCTATAAAGTATTTTAACTAAAATGTCTGACTCTTTATTGGTTCATCCACGGTTGATTAAATTCGATCGAGAATTCAAACAGGTCAATTTAGCAAGATATTATCAATTAAAAAATAGCTCTCATGAATTCATCGATGTTTCTAAAGAGGTGAAAGGCTCTTCGATCTATTTGACGATTGTGTATAGGAAGAAATTACATTGTCCAGTGCTAGACTTACCTCCAGAGATGATGTCAAAGATTCGAAGTTATTTAACCTATAAAATCGAATTAAAACTAAAGATTGTTTATTCCGAAAATTACCCTTTTGTGCCACCTATGTGGTTTATGAAATGTGTGAAACATACCATTCCGAATCAAGTCGACCTAACGGATTATTATTGTTACAAAGTAAGGTGTCACAATAGCCAATACGTTCAAGATTTTCTGGAGGGTATTTCCACTAGTTCATGGACTCCTGTGATTGCGATCGAAAAAGATATCTTGACCTTTATACAAAAGGTTAATCATTTCAACGAGATGTTAGTTACTGCTTGGTAAAGGGGCCAGACCCAATTTTATTTCACCTAGAGAAGCTACATTGTATTTGATGATCAGAGGCAAATCATTCTCCATATACATTTCGATTTGGTTACATAGATTGGTACACTTGATAAAATAGTTTAGATTTTTTAAAGAGAATTCACCTTGGATCACTTTGTTGTTCTTTTGAATAAATCCCATACCATCTGACTCAGAACGAATAATTTCAACATTCGCAAAAGAACCGACACATTTAAAGATGAGTTGGTTTTTGACAGATTTAATCTCTAGTTTATCTGCGATATTGTTGAGATCACGAACAATCTTTTGAAAATCATTGGAAGGGAGATTGATAATCGAGGAAAATTTGACATCTGGAATATCAAGCTCTTCGTGCTCGGGTTCAATCAGTTTCAGTTTCTGTATTTTACATTGTTCTTTTTGCTTATTTTCAAATTTTAGAACAAGATGCTCTACGATACCATCGTTGTAATCTTCTTGTTCAATATAGATGGACAATGTATCATCGGTATCAATCGTGCTAATTAATTTGAATAAATGGAACATGTTTACCCCCACCACAATTTTGTCTCGGTTACATTCATAAAATTCGAAATTTTCACTGAGTAAATGAAGATGAACCAAGATCGTATGTGATTTATCCATGTTGATGATTCGCATACCATCTTTCTGAAATGTAATATTGGATTCAATCAAGATATCTTTCAAGGCGGTAATAAGTGTCCGAAAAGGAGCAATTTGTACTGTTTTAATAAGCAATACATGATTCTCGGAATTCTCTGTCATTATTCATTTTTATCTGAATTTTTTATATAATTATTGTTCTATAATATATAATATGTATGATACCATTATTATAGGTGGAGGTATTTCTGGAATATATTGTGCTTTACATTTAAAAAACGTGTTATTGTTGGAAGAAAAAGATTATTGGGGTGGCCGTATAAAAACACATAAAACTCCACAGTATGAAATTGGGGCGGGTAGATTTCGAAAATCACACACTCGACTTTGGAACCTTATCCAAGAATACAAGTTAACTCCAATCCCTATACCCAATCGTATGGATTATCGTGACGAAACCTATGGTCTTGTCCCTCATGTAGAACGTTACTTAAATGCTCAACTAAATAAGATGAAACTAAACGAATTGCTACGTGAGATGACTTTTTATGAATATTGTGTGAAATTGTTAGGGAAAGAAGACGCAGATCATTTTGTCGAATCAAGTGGCTATCACGAATTGTATTATAAAAATGCTTACGATGAAGTTCAATCGTTTCAAAGAGATTATATTCAAGGAGGTTATTTTGTCTTGAAAGAAGGTTTGGGTGAGCTATGTCATCGGATGGTAAAGGACGTTCAAGGAAAATGTGTCTTAAACCATCGTGTTAAAAAAATAGTAAAGACGGATGAGGGTTTCAACGTAGATGAGTATTCTGGAAAACGCGTTATTGTAACGATACCTCCGTCTCTATTCAAACAGTTTCCGATCTTAAACCCGTATCACGAGGTTGTCTCCCATTTAAGGAATGGACCCCTCTTGCGTATCTATGCTAAATATCCAAAAGAATGGACGGATACTTTACATACAATGACTACAAAACATAAACTGAAACATATCATTCCAATTCGAGATGGGATTGTGATGATTGCTTATGTAGAAGATGCTGATATAGACCCATTTTTAAAAAAAGGTAAATTGAAGTCTGACAAAGAACTTAGAGTCTTACTTCGTAAAGAGTTGAAACGAATCTTTTCGGAAGAGGTTCCTCAACCAGAATGGGTTAGACCCTATTTATGGGAAATAGGCACGCATGCTTGGTTACCAGGACCTTCAAGCAAACTATTGAAAAACTTACCTATCATAGAAGACGTGTATGTATGTGGTGAAGCCTTTTCTCATCATCAAGCATGGGTAGAAGGAGCATTGGAATCGGCCGATTCTTTAATACAAAAAATAGACACGGCAAAATCCTTTTGATCCTACACGTCCTCCTCCTCCATTTCCAGTAGAAGTATTTCCACAGTCTCCTCCTTGTATTGTATTAGGGTTACGCGGAAGTCCTCCTGGAGAAGTGTAGGCTGGGTTGGTTGTAGAAGACCCTCGATTGTCATTGGTGCCATATCCTCCATTTCCTCCACTCCCTACAACCGTTCCACCCCCAAGATTCGCGACTGTATCATTTCCTCTACCTCCTGAACTACCAGGATTTCCAATGCCTCCATTTCTAAAATTGCCTCCATCGCCTCCTCCTCCTCCATTTCCAATCTGAACATTATACGTATTCGCATTACGATTTAGTTCGCCTGTGGTATATTGTCCATATTGCCCATAGGCTCCGATATTTCCGTTCGAAGGATTATGCCATGCGTCATAGTAATTGTAATTAAAGTTCCAGTTCATACTGCCTTGTGCGCGATATTGATTTCGATGTCCACTGTTTCCTCCAGATCCACCTCCTCCACCCCCTATACAAAAAATCTTTAGAGCATTCACTCCATCTGGAATGGATATATTGTCTTGTGAATTATCATGATCTCTATATTCCGCCATGTAGAAATAACACAAATCTCTCCCACCAATACTAATCCCAAAGGGATGGGGAACATCCCACTCTCCAGCTGGATCTGCCCCTTGAGGAGCACCTTTTAGAAGAGCATCACCGTATGCTATATTTCGGGTGGATGAATTACTTCCTTTTTTTATCATGTTTATGATATCTATCCCTTTGAAGGTAATAGGCATTTATATAACTTATATAAAAAATAAGAGATCTTTTATTTTAAATGGATTATGTGTATACATCTCCTTCGTTAACACGAGAAACTTGTGAAAAAATCATTCAAAAATATGATTCAGAATTACATTTGAAATATCAGGGCGTCACTGCTTCCGGTCTAGATAAAAAGGTAAAAGATACAGAAGATATGATCATTCCTGAAAATGAAGAATGGGAAGATATCAATTGTATGTTATCGAACGAGCTACAGAAACATATAAAACTATATACAGAAAAGATTGGAGACAAAAAAAACTTCAAACGAGAAAATAATTTTGGAACCGCGTATCATCATCTACAGGATACGTTGATACAATCGAATCCATTCATGATTCAAAAATACGATCACAAAAAAGGTAAATATGTATATCACCACGACAGTTCTAATGAACCTACAAAAAGTAGAGTGGTTACCTATTTGTGGTATTTAAACGAGGTCGAAGAAGGAGGTGAGACAGAGTTCTTTGGAGGTTCGTTTCATGTCAAACCCGAGACTGGAAAACTTCTTTTGTTTCCGGCATGTTGGTGTTACCCTCATCGAGGAAACACTCCCCTCTCTTCTAACAAGTATATCGTGACAGGATGGTTGTATATAGAAACCAAGAAAAATAAAAAAGAGATACCCAAAATATCCTTTTCAACAAATCCAATGGAAAAAGAACTAACCAAAAAGGATCCAAACGTGGATGCGGAACTTATGTTTAAGTATTTTTATAAAGAGAATGTGTTTTTATTTCGAGACTACAAACAGTTCCAATTGTCTCAAGAAAGTTTATTTTTAGATGTTACCTTATCTACCTATACGCCTAGCCAATGTCAATGGATAAGAAATCAAGTATCCGATATCAGTGAAACGACTAAATTAGATACGCTACCCGATTTAATGCCCTTTATTTTAGCCTCTTTTCCAATTTTGGTAGATGAAATCAAAGAAGTCTTTCACATAAGTTGTCATTTTAACATCCTAGAATGGTTTGTGGTTCAAACTACATTACAATTTGACCCTCTCTACGATTTATGTATACAAACCGATCTGTCGAATGGAGACACTCTTGTCTCAAAACGATACAAACCTGTATCACAGGTTCATTTGGTCTATTTTATAGAATTTACTTTTCATTATGTAGATGAACAGGATGAAAAGAAAGTAATGACACTCAAACAACTCGCAGATCCTTGTCTCGATCTCATTTAAAATTCTACACAGTCTAATTCAAACGCATCCTCTTTCCCGGATTTTTCTGCGAGGGAGTATTCCGATACACGCGATTCAAAGAAATTGGTCTTTTGTTCAAGACTGATCATTTCCATAAAATCAAACGGATTTTTTGCGTGATAAATCTCGTCACACCCGAGTTGAAGAGACAGACGGTCCGCTACAAACTCGATGTATTGATTCATGAGATCTGAATTCATACCAATGAGACGGCATGGCAGTGCTTCGGTAATAAATTCTTTTTCAATCGTTACCGCCGACTGAATAATTTCTTGAATCTTCTTTCTAGCCAATTTCTTTTCCAACTTATTGTAGAGATATACCGCAAACTCTGTGTGTAATGCCTCATCTCTTGAAATGAGCTCGTTAGAAAAAGTGAGTCCAGGCATCAGACCTCTTTTCTTAAGCCAGTAAATAGAACAAAACGCACCTGAAAAAAAGATACCTTCGACGCAAGCAAACGCAATAAGGCGTGAGGCAAAAGAACTTCGTTTGTCATTGATCCATTTGAGAGCCCACTTTGCTTTCTTTTCGATACATGGAAAATTAGAAATCGCATTAAATAACTTGTCTTTTTCTTCGTTGTCTTTGATGTAGCTATCAATCAAAAGACTATAGGTTTCGGAATGAATGTTTTCCATAGCAATTTGGAAACCATAAAAGGCTTTGGCTTCTGGAAGTTGAACCTCATTCATAAATCGAACTCCTAAATTTTCCAAGACAATTCCATCGCTCGCGGCAAAAAAAGCAAGAATCATCTTGATGTAATACTTCTCATCGGGGGTCATTTTTTCCCAATGAGTCATATCTTTCGAAGTGTCAATTTCTTCAGGGCGCCAGAAACAATCGATTTGTGTTTTATACATTTTCCAGATGGTTTGATCTGACACTGGAAACATCACGTATCGATTATCTTCTTGTAAAAGAGGCTCCTGATTTGTTTTTGACATTCTACTTATTCTAAGAATATATTTTTATATAATAAATTTTATATAAAAAACTATTGCGGATCTTATATACATGGATGATATAGAAACTATCATGGTTTTAGAGGAAGAAAAGAAAAATTGTCTAAAGAATCTCCAATCCTATTACAAAAAATATGGGTGTGAAAAAATAGAAATACTACGCAGTTATCTGATTCAATTGCGGGAAACCATTCAAGATGTAAAAGAAATCGAAGAAATAAAAAAACAGTTAGATGTGTTGGATGCTTATAGTTGAATCCTACTCTTTCTCCATATTCGCTTGAATATATTCAATTTGTAAGTGTGTAATATACACAAGTCTCTGTTTTCAGAATCACGATAGATCTGAACAAGATTCAGTTGAACATGCTTATTCAGATTGTATTTATACGCACCAATCAAGTCATGTTGAAAGGGTAGTCTATGCGCGATCTGTCTGACATTTCGAAGAACCACTTTGTAATCGTCTTGCCATTCGTTGTTAAAGAACTCGTCTATCGTATAACTGTATACCACAATGTAATGCGGTATACTTTTTTCTCCTCCGTGAATTCCATGGAAGTAAGGTTCAGAGATAGCGATCTCCATTTTATATCTTCTGAAATACTTATTTACTGAATCAATTTTATTTTATTCTACTTTTATATAATGGCAAAATCAAATAGATCACAGAGTATTCTTCAGAATGTCTATTTATTATATGCTCTATTCATCGCAGCACTTCTTCATTTAGGTTATTTTGTATTGAACCAAGAGACTATACTTCTTGTTTCTTTTTCTTTGGCTGTTGTATTTGTCTATTTAGTAAATCCTAACATGGTGGTTGTGCTTGCGACTTCTCTTGTTTTTGTGGATATGTTATATTTAGTAAAGAAAGTGCCAGAAGGATTTGAGGACAGTATCGATGGTTCTGGTTCGAATGTTTCTACCGAAACAAAAGCGTTGACTCTTACAAATTTATTAGAAAAGGCAAGTGAGATTCATTCAGAAGAATCGAAAAAACAAAAAGACAGTGAGTCAAGTTCTTCAGTAGAGTCTACTGGCACTCTTAAGGAAAAAATGACAGGAAAATCTATCGACGAAGATAACCAAGAATCCAATGATGTAAAATCAATCGTAACTAAACTTAAGGATTCAAATCCAGAATTGGCAGAATCTCTGTTACAGTTGAATAGTGTCGACATTAACGAACTAAATAAATTAATCAATAATTTGAGCGGGGTAGCAAAAAGTATCACGAAAGACGTGGTTTAATCTTTTTAATCCTTTCTCTGATTTTATGTTTTAAATGAGCCAAGGTCATTCCTCCTCCTCCTTGGCTCATTGTAAAGAGTTGTTTTAATTTTTCAATGGACTGTTTTATATATAGTTCTGTATTCTTGTCTCCTTGACCTTTTAAAATATTCTGTTTCTGTTCAAACGAGTCTTCATAATCAGATTCTAGATTCATACGTATTAAATTGGTTTTATTATACATTAAGTGTAGATTTTCTATGAAAAACATGGGTTCAATCTTGATCTTTTCGATCTTGCTGGGTTCAATCTTTGTCATTCAATATATAAGATTTATAAAAAAATAGTATGATCTTATATCATATGGCAAATTTACCCGTTGTATTTGATTCAATCGATGCGATAGAGAATGATACGCTTCGATTCTCTTATGTATTCGATGTCATTAGTAAGGTCGAGAAGCAATCTGGAGGAGGACAACTCCCCATACAACAAGCAACTCCCATAAAAGCTCTGGCCCTTAATTTGGAAGGAAGAACATCCAATCCAAATATGTCAATCTCTATTCATGGCGAGACACATTTATTTACATTACAAAACGCATACATAACCGACACATATCCACATGCGAAGGATGCGAATGTAACCAACTCTTTTGTCATTGAAGGATTCTCCATTAAAAATGTAAACAAAGAAAGAGTTCTTCTTTTTATACCCATGACCACTACAAATGATACAAAGAATATATTTTATCCTCTAGAACAACATATTATTGACAATACGAAACCACTCAAGAGTTTAACGTTTGACGATTACATTCCCACAAATCAGGACAGTAATTTTTATAGCTATTTCCAATATACGGACACTGACTCTACTTTATATCGTATTCTTTATTTTAAGAAAAGCACTCTACAACACACATCTGCTCTGAATCCAATATTAGAACCATTCAAAAACACAAATTACACAGTTGTTTCAAACAAATTGACCCTTTATAAAACATCCTCTCCCGCAAAAAGACAAAACAGTATGAACTCGCAACATGAAGATAACATCTATATCGATTGTGTTCCAGTAGAGATTGAGAACAAAAAGATTTCAAAATATATGCAATACAAAGAAGATTCAGGTAGTTATTATACAGAAATATTGATGATTCTTGTATACATTGTCATCTTATCCGCTGTAGTTGCTGGCATTATTAAGATGTATTATTGGTTAAATCCTCCAGTTGCTAAACCTTAAGCTTCTCTAAAATAGGAACGACTCTAGATTCTGGGTTTTCATCCTTGTTTTTGATTCTAGCAAAGTTTGAATTTTGTATGACAATTTCTTCTAATTCGACTTCCTTTTCTGGATTTAAACTCTTAAGTGCCTTTTGTTTTTTATAACTGTAGTCTTCTCTTCCTTTTAACACGATCTGGTAGAAATAAATAAGGAAAAGAACACCTATGATCGGATTCAAAGATAACAACAGTAAAGCTACAAATACTAAACCAAGTATGATGTAGATGGGTTGGTTAAACATTTTACATACAGCCGCATTGGGTAATACTTGAAAGATAATAAGAGCTGCTAATATTACACCAAGTATATTTTCAAAAACGACAATGTTTTCTATTTTCATTATTATATATCTATAGAAAATATAAAGGTTATAATTTAATATAACTAATGTCCTATCTGGGGAAAAAAGGGTATACTCTGTTTAAATCGGAACTATCTCCCTTACAAATAAAAAAAATCCGACAAGATTTAACAGTAAAACCTTTCTCTACTCATTCGGCTGAGTCTAGTTATCCGGTTTATCGAGAATCTGAGACAAAAATGTATGTTCCTCGTTATTATGGTATTGAACATTTTGGTGATGTAGAATCAAAATGTTCAATAGGCAAGGAAATTGACGTCCCCTTTAAAGGAAACCTTTTTGATTACCAAAAAGACATTACGCTTAAGTTTGTAAAAACTGCAAAAGAATCAGGTGGAGGATTGTTAGATGTCGAACCCGGGAAAGGGAAGACTGTGATGGCACTCAATATTATTAGTCAATTAAGACGAAAGACTTTGGTTGTAGTTCATAAGACTTTTTTAATGAATCAGTGGTTAGAAAGAATCGAAACGTTCCTTCCAAACGCAAAAGTTGGGAGAATTCAAGGTGATACGATGGATGTAGAAGGAAAAGATATTGTATTGGGAATGTTACAATCTCTTTCTAATAAAACGTATCCATCAGAAATGTGGGATACCTTTGGACTATGTGTATTTGACGAATGTCACCATTTAAGCGCGGAGGTATTCTCGAATGTCATGATTCAAATTGTCACTCCCTATAATCTAGGTCTTAGCGGAACAATGACACGAAAAGATGGTCTTAGCAAGGTGTTTAAGTATTTTATAGGACCCGTCGTCCACAAAGAAAAAACAGATCTTGAAACAGAAGTTCAAATTAAATGTATTCGATTTCATAACGAACATTTATTTGAACATGTCAAGACTGATTTTAAAGGACAACCTCTCTATTCGTGTCTCATTACAAAATTAAATGATACCGATCGTCAAGATACTATTGTCGCTATCTTGAAACGTGAACTGGAGCTTCAACCACATCAACAAGTCATGATTTTGTCTCATACAAAACAAATGATTCACGATATGTATAAAAAAATAGAACTCTTCGAACCAAGTGTTGGCTATTATTTAGGAGGCATGAAGGAAGAACACCTCAAAGAGTCCGAGTCAAAAAAGATTATATTAGGGACTTATGCGATGGCATCAGAAGGTCTGGATATCAAAACATTGACTACCTTATTTTTAGTGACACCCAAGTCAGACGTGTGTCAAAGTGTAGGACGAATTCTTCGAAGCAAGGATCATAAACCGATGGTAGTCGACTTTGTAGATGAAGCGAGTGTATTTGAAAGTCAGTTTCAAAAGCGAAAAAAATATTATCAAAGCAAACAATATCTGATACAAGAGTATGAGAATTTCAGGTGTTATTTAGAAGATAAACCTATTGTTTATGTGAAAAAGACGATGACAAAATCAAAAAAGGAATGTCTTGTCTCTCTCTAAAGCCATGGTATAATATTGTTTACTGACCTTTCGTTTGAGAGGTGATTCCGCGTAGGTTCTGTAGTCAGGATTCACCGTTCCTCTTAAAAATTGCCTCAATTCTTCTTTTTTATCCCATAAAGAACATCCGATATAATTCACGTAACGATTTTCATGTAGAATCGTGTCTGGATAGTAATAGAGTAAAATATCTTTTATTTTTTGTTCATTCATATCTGTGAATTTGGGGTTGAATTCCATAAAGAGAGAAGATATTTCAGTAAGTTCTAACAAATATTCTGTTTTATCCGAATACATATATTTATTCCAAAAATAGATAAATTTCTTTACATAGGGTAGTTTCATACTGGTTATGCTCATAAAATAAGGCGACTGATAAGAAATAATTTGAGACAAATCTTTACAGATGTCTCTTTTAAATTTATTGATATAATTTCTTTCTTTGATAAATAACTTCCACAAAAAAAGAACATCTTTTTCGTGTATATTGGTTTCACTTGTCTGAAAATAGGTTTGAATAAAATCTTTGAGTACATCTTCTTGTTTGGTTTCTTTGATCCACAACACCTCTTGTTTTAGTGATTGATTTGTGATATCTTCTAGAAAATGATCTCCGTCATTAAATCGATTGGAGTAATGAATAGAGCAACAGATTAGATTCACATAAAAAGGTTCTTCACATTTTAAATATTGGAAATTCACAGGATTTGTTTTCATGATACGACACAAACTTGGTTCATGTTCATAAAACTTGAATTTAAAGTTTGCGAGTTGATTGGAACAAAAATACATAGAAACCCATTTTTGTAAGGTTTGTATAAACGGCTTCATAGAAGTGTCTAAAAAATAATACAATTGTGTTTTCTTCATCATAATATCGCCTAAGGTAGTCATAAAATACTTTGCCGCATTTTTACTTGTGAATAAAAGTGGATGAAGAAAATTGAGAACTTCTTGAAGAGTCACTGAATTGGGAATGGTATTATAAATCGAATTTTCTTTTATTTTCTTGTGGATCTTGTATTTAATCTGTTGTTTTAAAGAAGTATTCATGGTGTAGAGTGATAAATGTTTAAGTATAATATGTAATAGATCATTCTCGGTGAGTAAGCTATATTGATGATCTTTATAATAGACATACAAATCACTTGTTTGAATATAATAGACATTGTGGTCAGAAAAAAAAAGTGTCATAATCGAATGTATATTCGCATAAGATTCAAAATGACACAGTTGTAAATAGAGCTGTTCACTCTCTTGAGGTGATGAATGCTGTAATAAAGTATTCATTTTCTCTTTTATTTTTTCTGAATAATTCATCTGATATAGTATAACAAATCGTTTTTATATAAAAAAATACTTTTTCTATTTACAATGGAAGAACTCAAGTTCAATACAGATATCTCTACGTATACGTTAGATGAATTGTTGTCGTTGTTGGATATTAAAATCACAGATACAAGTGATGTTGTAACTATAAAAAAACTTATTGTCGAAAGAACCGATATGTATATCAAGCAATTTACTCTAGCAAATCGGGAAGGTATAGCAGATTTCTTTCGAAGTGTAAAGACAGAGCTTCTCGGAAATAGTGTAGAAGGTGTGCTTACTACATCCCAACAGTTACTTTTAAAATATGATAAAAATTATAATCCTTTGGCGAAGATTAAACCTACAACGGGCGATTCTTTATACGACTCAAACAATGGATCTGGTAATCCTATCAACCGTAAAACGGTTTCAAAATTATTGAACATTGACAGTCGGTTTCGATATAATTATTCTGTGACTACCTCGACAGATTATCTCATTGATTTACCTTATCAAATCAACAACGTCATTGAAATCAAATTATGTGATTTAGAGTTACCCTCTACCTATCACCCCATCAGTTCAAATCTTCACAATAACTACTTCTGGATATCTACCTTTACGGAAGATCAAATCCTCTCCAATCAACCCGACATCTATTATATCGTTGTCAAAGGTGGGAATTATTATTTTGATAATCTAATCACACTTGTAAATGAAACCTTTAAGAAAATAAGAATTGACGATGATATACCAGAGAGAATTGGAACCTTGCCAATCTCTATGTCCTTTGATCTCAACTACAACAATCTCGGAGGTGTCGGAAATGGGACTGGTAAGGTATCGATAGGGATATTTACCTCTACGGACTTATCCGCAAACGACATTCAAGTCTATCCAATCAAACATGTTGAACTCAATTTTGAAGGCCCAGAATTGCCTGTAACCTATTCTAAACGTGTCAACGACGAAAAGTCGCGAGCGTTATATTATGAAAAATCAAATACCCCGAGAGAACAACGTCTTGGATGGATGTTTGGATATAGAGAAGGATATTATGGACAAGCACCTTATTATGTAAGTGAATCCGTATTGAATATATTGGGACCGCAATACTTATTTCTCATTGTAGATGATTTTAACAAAAGCAATAACGTAAATTTTATTAGCACATCTCGATATGGATTATTGCCCGACAACATTATCGCTCGTGTTTCTTTGAAAGGTGCCGCATTCAGTATTCAATCTCAGAACGATTTTAGTGTCTATGCTGAACCACGGTATTATTTTGGTCCAGTCAATATCAACAAACTACATGTCCGTATTGTAGACGAATTTGCTAGACCGCTTGATTTAAACAATACAGATTTCTCGTTCACGCTACGTATGACCACCGTCTATTCAGCGACCTAAACGTTCGAATATTTTTTTGTATTGAAAGTCATCGAGACAAATTTGATATAGATCGAGTAGAACATGTGGTTTATAGAATTCTTCAAACGGAATCGTTCGACGTTGTAGTTCCGTTTTGTCCCACGGTAAATAGCCAAAGGTTACATCCAACAACATGTATATCAAAGAAATCACATCATCTTTGTAATCATAGACGTATTCTGTTTCAAAACAGACAAAACTGGCATATCGTTTATTCCCTACAAATGATTTCATAGGAACTTCTGTCTGGAAACAAGCAAGCCCAAAATCAATGAGATACAAATCATTCTTAAATCCAATGAGAAAATTTTGAGGTTTTATGTCTCGATGAACTACTTTGGCTTGGTGGAGATGGTATAGCTCTCTAAAGAAAGTCACATAGGACAAGGATCCTTCAAAGTTCAATAGACTTTGTTTGAGTGGAGACAAAACTAGATAAGAAAAATCTTCATGGATCCCGGTTCCTTTCATAGAAGGAATGCGGACCTTCTTGTCTTTCAAGTAAAGATACATTTTGGCTTCTTTTTGTAAGAGATTGTGTTGTTTGTCTATTTTGATGATGACATTCTCTTTTTTTAGAATATGTTCACAAACATACACGATAGACAGTGTGGTTTTTGTAAGCTCTTCAATAACTCGATATTTACCAGCTATTATCATTTAAAGATTCTACTGAAATAAAGATAGATGATTCTAAGTGAGTTTCAAATCAAAGCGATAGATGCTATCCATCAAGGATATCATGTGCTGATTACGGCTCATACTGGGTCTGGAAAAACATTACCCGCAGAGAAAGCCATTGAGCATTTTACGAGCCAAGGGAAGAGTGTCATTTATACCGCACCCATCAAAGCATTAAGCAATCAGAAATTTCATGAATTTACCAAGAAGTTTTCCAATTTACAAGTAGGGATTTTTACTGGAGACAACAAACACAATCCTAGTGCGGATGTGTTGATCATGACAACCGAGATCTTACAAAATAAATTGATACATCCTACAGCAAGTCATTTAGATTTTAATATGGAAAAAGTGGGATGTGTTATCTTTGACGAGGTCCATTATCTTGACGATGAAGATCGTGGCACGGTATGGGAAAAAAGTATTATTTTATTGCCTCAGCACATACAGATGGTGATGCTTTCCGCAACGATCGGTAAGAAAGAACAATTTGCTTCATGGATCGAGCGTATCAAAGAACGAAAAGTGGTTATTTGTTCTACGGACAAGCGTGTGGTCCCTCTTGTGTATTATCAATTCTTCTCGGCAAATCCGAAAGTGATTGATAATACAAAAGATCCAGCACTAAAGAAACTATTGGAATCCAAACAGAACAAACTGACAGAGATTACGGAAGATTCGATGGACAAGAACAAGAAGTGTCTCAAGCTACTCAAAGAGCCCACGCATCGAAAACAAGTGCTTAATCAGCTCTGTGCTCAGCTACGAGAAAAAGAAATGTTTCCTTGCCTCTGTTTTGTTTTTTCACGAAAACAAGTAGAAGAGTTAGCTAGAGACATTACAACACCCTTGTTCGATCCAGGAGAGAAAGATTACGAGATTGAACCCATCTGTAGACAACTATTGGTGTCTCGACTCAAGAATTGGAAAGAGTATTTGGCTCTTCCAGAATATCGTTTCTATTTAGATCTACTTCATAAAGGTATTGGTGTCCATCACGCAGGAATGTTGCCTGTCTTTCGGGAGATGATGGAAATTTTATACGATCAAAAATACATTCAACTGTTGTTTGCGACGGAGACCTTTGCGATTGGACTGAATATGCCTACCAAAACGGTATGTTTTACGAGTGTTTACAAACACGACGGTCATTCACTAAGGACTCTCTATCCTCATGAATTCATTCAAATGTCAGGTCGAGCTGGACGTCGAAACCTAGATACGATTGGACACGTGATTCTATTGACAAATTTATACGAACCTTTGGAATCTGTCTATATGAAACAGCTCCTTCATTCTCCACCCAAAGTATTAAAGTCCAAGTTTAAGATTGGATATTCCTTGTTGCTTCAATCTGTAGATTGTCAATTTGTCAAGAAGAGTTTGATGATGGAAGACATTGACTATCAGATTCAAAACTCTGCTCAAAAAATAGAAACACTAGAGAAGGAGTATAACGAAATCTTTTATGATTATTCTAGGATTCAATCCTATGTGGAATGGAGAGAGAAGTTGCCGCTGTCTAAAAACAAATCCAAACATGATCTTGTGAAGAAGATGAAAGAAGCAGAATGTTCGGAGTTATTCAATCATCTAGAGAAGTTTGATCGTCGCTCTGCGTTAGGGAAAGAAATCAAAGCTGAGACTGAACGAAAAGAATATGCGGAAGGATACATTGATCGACAACTTGGGTCGATTGACCTAATTCTCGAGTCAAATGGTTTCAAGGAATCACCAAAGATGGAAATCGCCTCTATCTTACATGAAGTTCATCCACTTGTCTTTACCGACCTGTTGATAAAATATGATTTCTTTAAGGATTATTCTAAAGTCAATTTGTTTATGTTGATCAGTTGTTTTTGTGACATGAAAGTCCAAGACTCTTATCTAAAATTGTCTCCCGATTATTTAAAAGAGGAGTGTCTATTTATTAAAACTCGAATGAACAATTACATTCAAGAAGAATGGAATCATGAATTGTCTGCTTCAGGACAAGAGGTGATTCAATATGATCTTATGGAGTTTATTCAGAAATGGATGAATTGTGAGAATGAATCGGATAGTTTAGGAGTGCTTCAAGAAGTAAAGATGAAAAAGGGAATCTTTATTGGAGATTTTATCAAAGCTTGTCTCAAAATGGTCAATATAGCCAAAGAGATGGATCGAATTGAGCGACTTGATTTTCGAGAAAAGTTAAGGGAAGGGACTACTTCTTTGATGAAGTTTATCTGTACACATGATTCGTTGTATCTTTAACGACAGGGAACCTTAACGTCTGGATCCACTCGAGCTACTGGAACTGCTGGATCCGCTGGATCTGCTGCCACGGCTAGACCCTCTCAGTCTGGAGCCACGGCGTCCACACCAGTATGGTCCATCGTCGTAATATCTATGACGATAAGGTTCCCTGTCGTTCACACTTACGACCAAATTATTGACAATACCCCCGTCTCCGGGCCCATGCCCGTGACCGTATCCATGATCATGCCCCCAACCTGAATGAAAAGGAAAAAAGCTCATTATACATACTATCTATAGAATTATAAATAACAAATAATTTATTCACGTAGAAATTTGAAGACGTATCTTGCGTCTGAGACGAGATTCATCATGAAACACATAAATCTTGAAAGAATGTGTGCTACGTTCTTCTAGGTCAGATGGAAAAGGAATCATCAGACCTAACTCTTTCAAATAGAGTTTCTGATCCCAAACAATCCCTTCAAATACTTTGTGTTGATTCTTATCAAAGAGATCCAGTAACTTTGCTGTATTCTGCGCCTTTCTGATCGATCGATATTGTGTATTCAGTGTGTCCAGTTTCTGATACCATTCTTCATGAAACCCGTTATCTTGGATAGGACATAGGTCTAACTCTCGCATGAGTTGGGACATATTGAGAATGTCTACTAACCTACGTATCGGAGATGTCATCTGTGCGTAATCTCCTGTAGTATCGTAGAACGAATACTGATTAAAGTAAACAGGTAACCAATCTTCAGGTAACATATCTGGTTTGTGGATTTTCAAATGAATTCCTTTCTTGAGAATCGAAGATTCTTGGTTGTATCGTGTCATGTAATGATGAACCAATTCTTCGCTCGTGTTACATCCAGAACGTTCTAACAAAGTATTGAAATCTGAACCAGTGACATTTCCATAGGTAAAGTTCTTGTGTATCTTCACAGCACACAACGACCATTTTGTGGATCCATCCAGGTAAAGGTCTAGGATGAGACAAGGACGTTCTGTGCCTTCGTTAAGAGAACATAACGTCGACAAGAATCCTGGTAACATAGGATGTCGTTTGTCTGGAAAGTAGATCGTGCTAACCCGAGAGCTCATGTGCTTCCACAAGTCGAGTTGGTTCAAGACATAAGGCACGCAAGAGATATAGACGCTGACTTTTTCCGAATCTACGCTAAATCCATCATCCAAGTCAATGCTACTGGGTCCATCGATGGTAAAGACTTTGGCTTCCCGAATAGGCAAATTCCAAGTGACGTCTTTGATTTTCTTGAGAACAATTTGATTGAATTCTCGTTGACTCACGTGTAAGTTTTTACAATAGAGCAAATACTCATAATAATGAGACGGTTCGCTAACCTCTCCTAAATTGTGAATAAGTTTTCCAACGGGTAGATTGTAAGAAACTAAAACATAATATGCGCAACGTTTTTTTTGAAATTGTGGAGGAATCTCATACGGAACAAGCAGGGGAGATGAGTTGTCATCAGGAAAGCATCGATAGAGAAACTTCTTATTTACTTTTCCAAATGTTTGGCGAGTGTCAAGGATACACGGCTTCATTTCCTCCATTTTAGAATACGTTAGAAAGAATGAATGGTGATCAATTCTTTCATACGTTCGACCAAAGATCGTCTACTAGCCCGTATTCAAGACATTGGTCTGAATTCAACCACAAATCGTGCTTTAACAAACGTTTGAGCTCATTCTTCGGAATGGCAGTATGGTCCTTGTAAATCGTCTTGAGCTTACTCATGATTGCCTTGAGATTTGAAAACTCATCTTCGAGTTCGCTCATCTTTCCCCAACATTCGGACGAGAGTTGGTGAATCAACATATGTGCGTTAGGACGAATGAACCTTTTCTTTCCACAGACACTGATCAATGTTCCTGCCGAGGCGGTAGACCCTTCAATGATGGTATAGACTGGGACAGAACATGCTTCAATATAATCGATCGCATTGAGTGCTGAAAAAATACATCCACCATACGAATTGATATGTAGATAAATAGGAACTTTCTTTAAATTCATCTGCCGCTTTGTCTGTAGACAATAGTCTTCTGCCTCACGAAGACCTTCAATAAGCTCTCGAATGGTGTCTCGATCAACTTCAGAGTAAAAGTAGATATGATTTTTCTCTACGCGAATAGGCGTAGAGGTTTTGAGTAGGTTCTCAAGCACGTGGGACATCTATATCTATTCGGTTTCTTTTTTTATATTCCTTTCTCAATAATAAAATTCTAATCCAGTAAGTTATCTAAAAGTGGCTTCTTGAAGATTTCTAGTTCGCGCATGAGTTTGGTAATGGTTTCTTTTTGGAGTTCCGTTTCTCGACGTAACCGTTGTGACTCGTTATATTTTTTCTCAAGACTCTTCTGTAATTCTACAATACGATCATTCGCGTCCGTTAGATCCTTGATGTTTGACTCATAATGAAAGACATACATACGATGCGTCTTGTTCTTAAAATGCTGTGTAAAATCAGAAGACTTTGTAAAGATACTTGTGGAATGGCTACATAAACACTTGTATCGAAATCCTTTTGTGTAAGCCGGGATTGGGTTAAAATCTTCGTAGTGTTTTGTCTCCGGATTGTATTCTGGGCGATAGGTAGTCACCGTTTCAAGAGCCATCTTTTTGTATTGAGACAAATATTTTTACATCCTTCAATTTTATCCATAGAGTGAAGTAAATCCTAGACCATAGATCAATTGAGCAATCATGGTCATAAAATATCCAGAATCTTTCCAGGATACATAGTTTGTCCCATCATATTTAAACAAATAAAACATCATGCTGAAAGAATACATCATTATCACCGCAACAGATACAAGTTTCCACCCTGAAAAGGTATCTAGTCTTATCATGTTATAACTCCATACACCTCTCAAAAAGTAGTTAATATAGACACACAATAATGCGGTAATGATAAACACAAGACAATTGGTCGTCTCTTCGAATGTATACTGTTTGATATACATGAGTTCTCCGAATACTAAAAAGATGATCATAAAATGAGAGAAAAAATTTGAAAAGGACAATTGATGTATTTTGAGCGTCTGTTTCGGGTATAGAAAGTAAAAATACAATACGCTAATGGTTAATGCGAGTGGGGCTACAATTTTAAAAAACTTTACAGACCTGATATTGATAAGAGCCATAAAGAAATAAGTGAATAACAAAAATAATGTATGATGGGTAAGCTGTGAAAAATACCAACATAACTTGTCGATAAAATTTTCATCGATGATGTATTTGCCATGATAATATCCACCCTTTGGAAAAAAATCAGCCCCATTGTTCTGTATATGGAACGTGGAGACAAGACTTAATAGAATAGTAGTAAATAGGAAAATAGTTCCTATTAAATAAAAAGGGGTTCGTTCAGTGAACATATACAAAAGCATCCGTCATTTTATTTGGATATCTTACTTATTGCGTTAGCGACTTGGTTCATTGGTGTGTAGTATTTGATTTTCTCTAAGATAGATTCTTTTTCTAAAGGTTCGATGTAAAGACTCCAATCTTTAGGTAAAAAAAGAATACTATCCTGATATAAGGTTAATTGAATAAGATCTTCATTTTCTTTGATTTCTTTTTTGTTTTCAATGACGTTCCTTCTTTTCGGATGAATACAGCTGAAATGTAAAGAACCCTGATGAACCCTATAAAAGGTTCTACAGGAATCGTTTGTATCTATCCACGTTCTTTTCTTTTTACATTCAATCATCTTTCGATAAGGGAAAAATTTTACATAGGGCTCTAATTGAGGTATGGAGAGATAAGGCAGTTCGTATTCATCGTATTCTTTATGTGAAGTCTTTTCTAATCGTTTGTGCTCTCGTCTAAAGGGTGTTCCATCAAAGACAAACGGTAATTTTGAATAAACTGAACTTGTAATATCTTCTTTTGTAATGCTTTTCAAGATAGATGCTTCGTTGTTTGGACTGATCATGAAATGAATGTATATATGCGCATATATACCGAAAAGAGCAACTATGATAAGGATATGGATCATTATCATAGGATTTCCTTTTTATTTGTTTCTTTTTACGATTTTGTTTTACACACATAATAATTGATGACAAACTCTTTCTCTAGATAAAAATGAAGGAAGGTATTGATCTTTATATTTATTTTTGGGTATTGTAAGGAAAACTTTAAAAACAAATTGATATAAAAAAGCTCAAATGAATTTTCACATTCCCCTTCTGAGATCATCTCGATTACCGAAGGTTGTATTTCTACGACCATCTTCTCTTTTCCCTGAGAAATAAGATGAAAGAAATCCTTTTTTATGTCTATATACACAATGGGTCCAAATTTATAAAGCTGTTGGCAAATCGGATATAAGAAGGACGACTCCATTCGAAAGTCTATACTGGGTTGAACGGGTAATTGGATTCGACGTTCTTTATGAGAACGCAAAGGAATTGAAAAGTTTTTGATTTGTTTATCATGAAAAAATTTCAACAGAAGAAAGTGTTTGTCGCAAATCATCGAGATACGAGATTCATCTGAATAAAGTGAAAAGATAGTGAATAGAGTTTCGGTATCAATATAAAATTCACTATCTTTCCAATCATAATCTGAAAACCATTCACTAGGAAATCGAATGTCTAATACACCTTTCCTAGTTGGATGAATCAATTGTATCGTAAGCTCTGTAGGACTAAACATTAAACATACCGTATGATCAATGGTTCGCATCAGATTACAAATTTCTACCCAATCTTTGATTTTAGCTGGATCTACAAAAGAACATACCATACAGTCTAACTATATTTTAAGAAGGATCCACTTCTACTTTCAAAGATTTCTTGGTTTTTATTAAATCCAAATTTGTCTCCATCGAGAACGTTTGAACCTTGATAATAATCTTCTTGAGTTCTTGGATCTCTTGAGACAAAAGTTCTTGTTGTGATTTAAAATATTGAAGTGTATCTGGAGTCATGGTATCGGTTTTTTTGTCCGAAAGTTTCATTTGATTTACATTTTTCTCTAAATCCAGGATACGCTGTTCGTGTTGTATTAACAATTGTAGTGGATTTTGACTAGGCGTTTGAAGAGGCGCAGAGACAGAAGACTGGTTCGGTTTAGGAATCTGATTTGGTTTGGGTGTAGAAGATGTAGGGCGGGTAGGTTCAGCAGGAACAGCTCGTCTTCTTTTAGCAGCAGCTAAAGCTGAAGCACCGCTCATTATATTATGCTAAAATAGTTTTGTTTTAAGTTATTTACGGATTTAATTTCTTTCGTATTTATATTATGGACAATGAAGAAAAAGTAATTTTGGGTGGAAAATCCGATTCATTTGTGAGTTATTTAACAACAATTACACCTGTTGAAAAAAATGAATTATTAAATGTATTTCAATATATTTTACTATCCCTTATTCCGCTCGTTCTTTTCCTAAAGTTTATGAAGGACTACATACCTTCCGAAAATCCTACAAAATCTACGATAGAAATTACTACCGAAGTGGTGATTCAACTTTTCTTAATCTTTGTTGTCTTTTGGTTGATTCATAAAGTGATCCTCTATATCCCAACCTATAGCACAGCGCCCTATGAAAAGTTAAATCTAATCCAATTGGTCCTACCTGTTCTGTTTTTGCTTTTCTGTATGAAAAGTTCCATTTCCGAAAAAATGTCTATATTGCTCGATAGAGTCCTTATTATGATTGGAATAAAATCAGAGGGTATGTGTGAGGAAGAAACAAATAAGAAGAAAAAGCCGAAAAATCCAAATGGACAGAATGTTCAGACGAACCAGATGGGCGGACCTATGGGTCCACAGTTAGAATTACAAATGCCTCAAATGGCGAGACAAATGCCAGCAAATTCATCACATGAGTCAAGAGAAATGCCTGAAATGAATATGAATTTTGGTATCAATGAACCTGTTGCTTCCAATGAGATGGGATGCGCGTTTGTAAATTATTAAAGAATACTTCTTAGTATAGGTATGGACGACGAACTGGACAAAGTAGCCGAAGAGATCGAAAAATATCACATTACCGACACCAAAACAATAAAAGAACGCAAGAATATGATCTTATATAAATTGACACTAGATCGAAAAGAAATGATTGAATATCAAAAATTACTCATACACTATCGATACGTAGATGAGGTAGACGAACTACGTATGGGAAGCTATATACGTTTTTTCAAATTGAATACAGATTCGATTGGACTAGGGAGAGGAGGATTTCTTGCTGACATTAAGATTAACCAACAACGTATTGTATTGCTACTGAAAAATCGCAACCGTTTCTTTCAACTAAAGATGGACGAATGTATTTTATTTCAGAAAAATACAAACCAAGAAATGATTCTCATTCAAATATTAGATCAAATAAAAAGTTGAACGTTGTTTCCGAGTCATTCTAAAGTTTTTGGATTGTCTCTTAAACAAATAGGGAAAAGGCAGATTACTTTTACACATACGTGTATGATACAATTCGATTGTCTTTTCTTTTAGTTGGTAAAGGGTAGATGGATATTCTACCCGATAATATTTCAATATATTTCTACAATCTTTTATACTTAACATAAAATAATCCTATATTATAGGTTTAATTTTTTATGTCCGAAAAAAATATTATATTTGACTTAGACAATACATTGGGATATTTTGAACAAATGATACACATCATGAATCATGTAGAACTAACTTGTCACGAACTATTACGTCTTTTTCCAGATTTTTTCAGACCACTTTTGTTTGATTTTTTTATAAATCTTATCTCCTATAAAAAGTCGGGCAAGATCAAAAGTATTTTACTTTATAGTAATAACAATAATGATTTTATTGTAAAGACCATTATTTTGTTTATTCACAATACGTTAGATTTTACTTTATTCGATCAAGTGATCACGTTGGATCATCCTCTACGAACAAAAAAACAAAAAGATTATACGGAACTATTGTTATTAAGTAATGGAATGCTACATGAAGAGTCTACACTTTGTTTTGTAGATGACAAGATACATCCTTTAATGAATACTAAGAATACATGTTACATCAAATGTGAAAGCTATGTGAATTATATCCATCATTCCGTTGTCATTGATAAAATAAAAAAAGAAATACCCGAATTTAAACGGGTAAAACGGTGCCTCAACAAAAACAATCAATTACAAGTAAGTAAGCTACTCATTCAAAGGATTCGAATCTTTATATTGAGATAAGGTTCTCGCACTCGCATCTGTCGCATTCACATACTTTGGCATCCAAAAATAAGGAATGATCGTCTCGCATCCTTTGTAGTAATGTTCGAATAAACTACGATAATAATATTGTTCATCCGTTTGAGGAGGGTTATGTTGATAAGATACTTTATTCATGACAGGCACATACTCTTGAATGGTCTGATACCATGAACGCTGTAGACTACTAACCCCATCACTAAAAGCCTCTTTTTTTCGCATCAGCACTTCTCGTGGAATCAGATTTGGATCAAAACATTCAATGATGGAACGGATGACTTGTTTCTCAATGTTACCCTTACCGAAACGAAGCTCTAAAGGAAGATTCATATAGGCGTCTACAAAATCCTTGTCCAAATAAGGGGTTCTGGGTTCAAGGCCATGTGAAGCAATCGATTTGTCGCTACGCAAAACATCAAAAGAATGAATGTCTTTCAGTAGACGTTTACACTCATGATCAAACTCTTCCGCATTGGGGCACGCATGAAAATAAAGATACCCCCCCATCAATTCATCCGCGCCATCCCCATTCAACACTACTTTTGCAATACTATTGTCTCGAATATATTTACCAACATTCCAGTTGCCTACACTCGCCCTTACAGAAGTGGTATCATAACTTTCAATATCTCGGATCACTTCCGGGATTGAAAACAAAAACTCGTCTTCACTACATAGGATTTGAGTATGTTTACTTCCGATATGTTCCGCAACTTTAGAGGAAAATTTTAAATCTTCTGATCCAGGTAGTCCAATACTATAGGTTTCTAATACTTTACCCGCTTCTTTACAATAACGAGAAGCCAAAGCAGCCACAAGACTGCTATCCAGACCTCCTGACAAGAGGCACGCAACAGGACGTACCGTATTGACTACGCGTTTATATACCGCGGCACACAAGGTTTTATATACCCGTTCATACGACGTTGGATTCGAATGAATAAAATAATAAGGTGTAACTACTTTTTCGTATCCCCATAAATGCTTTGTAAAGACAGCATAATGACCCGGAGGGAAATGTGTAACATTCATGGGTTGAAATCGCATAGGAAATAAATCTGAGGAAAGACAATAAGACTCTTTTACATGGTTCAGGTAGAGCGGTCGAACACCAAACGGATCTCTTGCCACAAAAATATGATCATCAGACAAGTCGTGAATCACAAAAGAAAACTCACCATCTAATTCATAAACACAGTGTTCTTTCATAATGTCGTAGAGTTTTAGGATAATTTCACAATCGCTATTTGTCTCCATCTTAAAATTATACTTTCGAATCAACTCTTTGTAATTATAAATTTCACCATTACATACTAAAACGTAATGTTTAAAATGTAATGGCTGAGAAGATTTGGTATCTAGTCCATTGATCGCTAATCGATGAAAACCCAGGTGAACGTCTTGATTACATTCATAGGTATATTGTTCTGGACCACGCTTGGAACCACGCTTAAAATAGGTATCCAAATTTGCTACTGTATGGTCTCCAAAGAAAACCGTGATTCCGCACATAATGATATAACCATGTAACTTTTAAATTATATTTTGTATTAGAATCTTCTTTCTCTATAGTAATGGAGTATGAAGATGAACTCAACCACCGTTTAGAACGAAGATGGCTACCCTCTACTAGTTTAAAGCCTCTGTATGATACTCGACCTACTTCTACAAAGTATACGACTTTTCATTCTATCGATCAACCAAAAAAATCGAAAGAACCTTTGCTAGGATACCAGGAATATTCAAGACAAGTATTTAATCCGGGAGATAGAGCTCCGGTAGAATATTACATGAAATCAATCGACGTTGAGTCTAAATTAAGATCTCAGTTTATGGCACTTCAGAAAGCAGATCAAGCGGTCTATATACCCGACTTGTCTAGTGAATTATATATAGCAAAAGGAGGGACAAAAGAAAAAGAACTTACAGAGGTGACCGATATAAAGTCAAGAAATCCTCCAACCAAGTTGGAACCCTTTACCTTTGGAAATATGACAAGACTTTACATAAAAAAATAAAACAAACTATATGTATCATAGAACCGTATGTAAAAATCAATCTTTACCTCTATCCGAAAAAGACGTTCAAGAGGTTTATACGATTATAAAAGAAATGATAAAACCGGGAGCGAATAAAAAGTATCCTTATTATAATAGATACAAAGAATCTTTTGAGTTATACGTAAGTCATCTACATGAACTAAAAAACATACAACACTATGAATTGATTGAACCGACCGTGCCTCCCTTTATGGAAGACGACAAAACATTATTGGTAAAACCAAAATCAAAATCTATTCTGGAATTGTTTTCAAAGGTTAAAAAAATATAAAGTTTTATATATGAAGACTTACAAAGTAAACTGTCATCCGAGAAAATCAAAAAAAAGTAAATCCTGTTTTGATGATAGTGATCTGCGTTATTTGCGAGACCAATGGAATCGTAAAAACCCAACCAAGAAGATAAAGGGTGAACGACCGGATATTATCCACAAGCAACTCAAAAAATTTCAACAGCAATGTAAAAACGAACTATGTTGGTTAAAAATGGTAGAAGATGCTTCGATGAAAGAAAGAATCATCAAAAAAGATTTCGCAGTATTTCATCCTAAAAAATGGAAAACCAACCAGCATGAATGGTTGAGTAATTTTGATATTTCTCGTGTATTATCGCAATACAAAGAAGCGTATCCTGAGTTTGATTATATTGATCCCTCTCCTATTGATTTTGATAAAAAGATAAATAATAAATGCGTAACAGATAAGATATGTAAGTTTCAAGTAAACGATTTTTTAAAAAGAAAGATCACAAAAATTGCGATTCCTTTAAATCTAGACAAACATACGGGTAAAGGGTTTCACTGGGTTACCTTGTATATCGATTTGAAACGAAAGTTTATCTATTATTTTGATTCAGCAAACAATAAAATTCCTACCGAAGTATCAGAATTAATCAAACGAATCAAAGAACAGACACCGTTAGAAGAACTCAACAATCAAAGTATACAACACCAGCAAGGTGGAACAGAATGTGGTATGTATGTGCTTTTTTTTGTCATCTCCATGTTAAAGGGTAGATCTCCAACCTATTTCAATAAAAAGATTATCCGAGACAATGAAGTGTCCAAATTTAGACATCTCTATTTTAATAGCGAAGATTAATATTTAAAAATTGTTCAGATAGAAGTAGAATGAACACTACCCAGAACAAAGCTGCTTTATGGAAAAGCTGTATAGAACAAGGAGTATTTGACAAAGTCCCATCTGAAAAACAACATCAAGTTCAAGGTCTATTTGAGTTAACCATTAATCAGTTTAACAATGAAGGACTTGATCTTGGACTGGCAAATCAATTGGTCATGAAAGAATTTAAACTCAAACTTGGGAATTTAATAGGCCAACCTATCTCTCAAAAATCATTTGAAGAAGTAAACGAAGAATACAAAGATCTCTATGCCCCAAAACAACCCGATAAAATCGAGTTTTCTAAAGAAAAGGATACGCCTATAGAAGATTTAGAAGGAATACTCAAACTAAAATCAGAACAGAGACAAAATGAGATACATGAGTTTTTTAAAGAGGACCAAAAGGTAGGTGGAGTGATCGAAATACCGGTGACAACTCCTGTGGCACCTTTATCTAGTGTTTTGGTGAATAGCTCAATATCTCAGAACGATGAAATTGTATTACATCGTCGTATTTTAGAAAGTATTTTGGAAGCACAACTTAAAATTATCGACATGCTACAAAGAAAATAATGTAATAGAATATATGAACCTATTGTTCCTGCTTTTACTTCTTGTTTTATGTATTCTATTACCTCACCTTTTTAGATGTGTAGAAGGAATGGAATATTCTACAGAAACTCTAGACAGAGAAGAAAAAAAACGACATCCCCAGATTTATTATTAACGGCCACGAATGATCCAAGTTTAAATAAAATATAGAAAAGATTAATCAACAAAGAAAATAATAGTATATACTATACATGAAGACTTCATTCATACTTCTGATTCTTTTGTTCCTTTTATGTGTCTCCTTGCCATTTATATTTAACGTAAAATACCATGAAAATTTTGCGTCGTATCCATCTGAAAGTGATTTGCATTTAACCTCTATATCCGACAAAGAAGAAACCAATCGTGATGGATCCAATATCGATATCTCTTCAACGGTGATTGAACCTATGACGAACAAAACAGAGACAAAAGAAACCAAAACAGAGAAAGTCTATTCCTATAACGATGACGTCTATTCCTCTTATGAGAATCTAATCGATGAAGAGTTTAGAAAGAAGGGACATTCCTTGTCGGATTACCTCCGAAAAAACCCACCCAATGAAACCAACGAATTAAAAAACAAATTAGACAGTGATCTTACTGTAATAAGTTTTTTAAAGGATCTAACAAAACAGACAGAAGGGTTTACTAGCACTCACAAGCTCACGGATGAAGTGAATAAAAAAACGTATGATTTATTGCCCAATCAACACTTATACAACAACGATGGCGAATTGAAATTAGAGACACACGATTCTACCGATTATGGTGCTCTATTGGATAAAGTGAAGGGCGACTTCGAAGATTTAAAGAAAAAATACGATTCAGAAAATTATGTAACCAAAGGAGATATCGCAGCAGGACTTGATGAAATCACACAAAAAATTTCCAAGGTATCTGGCGTAGATGTTGCGACCGATTTGGCAGGTGTGGTGTCAGGGGTTAATGCGATCAGCATGGCTGGATCAAATTCGGGTAGCATGGCTGGATCCAATAGCATGGCTGGAATCAATTCGGGTAGCATGGCTGGAA